AGTTTCATTTTCTTTAACATCAAGAGATCTTCTAAAATACAATAAACCATTGGCCTAGCCCAAACTTGCCAATCATCTCTTTTATAATATATGGCTACAGTTTTATCTTCTGGTAATGGAATAGATTTTCCACCAGTTGGAATTGATCTCATTACATTTGTTGGAATCTTTGCGATTATTTCTTTTTCTACTTCTTTACTTGGATTCTTTAGCTTTTTTGCTACGCTCTCAGGTATTCTTATCCCATATCTAAATGCATCTGGACCAATAAATGGTGCTATTTCTTCTCCGTATACTTCAACTGTGCATGGATTATATATCGTATAACCCCAAGGAATTTCATTTTTTAAAGAGGTGATTGGATCACCAACTGGCTTATCAAAAGGCATATCAGAATCAGAAGCTATGCCCTTCTGTAAATTTTGGACATCTTTGTCTTCTAATGTGGCAACAAGTCTTTTAATTATGACATTTCCAGAACGATAAAGCATATTCAATATTCTTTCCGTTCTTTCAACACCATTTATTTTTTTAAACCATTCTTTGTAAAATTTTTCTATTTTTTCATTAGGGTGAACTAAATCTATTCCCTGACAAGCAAATTCTGCCATCATATCTATAACATTACGAACAATTCCAATACGCTCATATGCTTGCATACAAGCAAATATTATATCTCTATCTAGTAGAGGTATGGACTCCCCAGGTCTAAAAAAGTCATAATCAGATCTGCTAAATGATTCTCTAACAGAAACATTTGGAGCCACAATGTTTTGAAAGGAGTTCCCTGCTGTAGATCTATTTAGCTTTTCGCCATGATTTGCCTTTGCAAAAGCGGTTTCTTTTGACAAAGGGTCGTTCTCATCCCAAGTAACGAACATTGGTTTATCGTTTGGCATTTTGATTCCTATTCTGATTGTAATCGGATTACTCTAAAATATTGTTACACCGAGTTGGTATTACTGTACCATAACCCGAATTATGTTTCGTTGCATTTTTAAACCATTCTGGACCAATATACATAACTTTTTCTTTGGTGTTGTCTGATGCAACACTTGATGCAAACCCGCCAGACTGTATATACTCTTCTTGAGTCTCTATTCTTTGAAATGTTCTTGCTACCATATTTGCCATAAGCAATGCAGAATACCTATCTTTTCTAGTTTTACCCCTTTTTCCATCTGGATCTCTGCTCTCTGGCGTATCCCATCTATCTCTTCCTGATGTCGTATTTACATGAACAATGCTTGCTAGTTCATCTTTTAGTTCTTCAATATCCATCACACAGTCTTCTAGTGTGTCATAAAGGTTTGTGTCTTCTTCTTTTCTGCCTAATGCTATATCTTCTTCTGCTGCAAGAGTAATTGATATTGGGTCAAAGTAAGGGAAAAGCAAAGACTTGTCTTCTAGATCTTTACGCAGTCCGTGATTTGCTTCTACTACCCAGTTCGGATCTGCAAAATTTATCATGCTTAAAATATGATCTCCAGCCTTATCGTCAGAGTCTTTTCTTTTTGTTTCATCTATTGTTTTATAGATTGCTCTTTCTGAGTCTTTTAGTCTGTTTGTGTCTTGCAATCCTTCTTCAATTGCAACACCTCCACCCTGACTATCTAATGCAATTCTGACCATGTTGGGAAAAGATTTTGCTAAGTCTCTAATTTTTCTACAGCAATAACTGTAAAAGTCTTTTTCTCCTACAACACCTTTTTTAATTTTCTCTTTAAATGAAGATCTGTTTGTTGTCCAGCAATATACTATTCTTCTATGGTTGGGATATAGTGCAATAATAATGATGGCAAAATTATCTCTTTCTGAGGCTGGATCTATTGCCATAATGTGCTGAACTTCTGTGTTTCCTAGAAGTGCAGCGTGAAAATTTATTTCCACATCTCCAATTGATATTGGAGAATCTGGTTTTCCTACAACACAAGACTCTATGAGGCTTCGCTTAAAAAATCCATCAGAATCGGTTGCAAAAGTTGCACCATACTCTATTAAGTAATTTGCTTTTGTGCTGTTTATTTTTGCAGATGTTATTTGTTTTATATCCATAAAACCTTCTGGCAATATTTCTACTGGCAATCTTATTATGGAATAATCTTTCCAATCAAATCCATCTGGAACTGGCCCTTGAAAAATTTCTTCAAGCTTATTTCTTTCTCCATCACTATCAATAATTCTTTTATAGTTAACCCATGTTTTATAAAAGTGATTGAACGAATAGTATGCTGTTCCTGCAACTATGTTCTGGTTGCTTCTGAGTATTCTCGATTCTTGTGCTTCATCTTCTGCTGTCCAAAAACCAAGTTGTTTCATCAATCTTATTTTTGCTTGACGATGAACTTTTTCGCTTGGATTAGATGAAACGCTAGAAAAACCACGAACCACATTCTGATATATATCTTCTCTAATAGATGCAAACTCATCGCAAACTGTATAGTTAGCTCTTTGACCTCTAATCTTTTCTCCAGTGCCCAATGGCAATGCCATAGCAACACTTTCTCCAACAATCATTTCGCATCTATCTATGTCACGCCTTGGGCCTTGATCTCTATTGTTTCTGCCTTTACCAACACCGCATATATCTCTGTAGATAACTCCATTTGCCCATAGACCTTCCATGTATTCAAATATAACTTTACTCTGCCTAAAGACTTTGCCTATAATTGCAATCTTGCATCCCTGTGTAAATAAAAGTCTAAGCATAGAATATAACGCAAGAATATAACTTTTGCCCGCACCACGACCAGCAATAATCATTGGGAATGGTCTTTTCCAAAGCTCTTTAAGTATGATGTGCTGGAATGGGAATATGTCTATACCAAAAAGAAGTTTGCATGTGAAAGGAAAGTAGTCTGGATTTCTCATGATTTTGAGAAGGTATATATCCATTCTTTCCATGTCTGCTTTAGTTATATTTTTAAGAGGATGTATCGTAGTTAAAGGTACATCAATTATTCTTTCTATATCTCTTAAGTCTGTGAGACTGCTGATAGCAAGCATTTCTTGTTCAGAAAGCATCCAAGCTCTATCAATTATCCTCTTTAATCTTTCTTGGTCCTTCATTTTCAATTACTCTTTTAAATATAGAAGAGGCAACTGTTTGCCCATGATTTTCACAAAAAATTATTTTAACCTTATATTTTAATTCTATCTCTATTAATCTTTTTAACAAAAAGAATGGATTAAGCTTTACGCTTTTCATTTTATAAGATGGTATGCCAGTACCCTTTGGGTATTTGATCAAGTCATCCATAGAAAATTCTAAAATCATAAATGCATACTTAAAAGATTCCATTCTTTCTAGTTCTCTTTCAAACCTGTCTTCTACTAAATTTGTTGCTAGTTCTGCAATAGAACCCTTTCTTTCTATAGTCAATATATCTTGATATCCCTCTATGGAATAATCGCCAGTCTTTAATGTTCCAGATACAGTGCCTTCACAAGCTTTTGCTGGCATAAAAGTCCAGCCATTTTGCTCTCTTGTGTCTCTTATTACTTTATAGTTTATGTCCATTGATATCACTTTCGACCATTTCTTTTACAAGAAGATCAAAATTATAATGTTGCTTCCATTTAAGAACTTCTCTTGCTTTAGTTGATACACCACGCAGAGCATCAACCTCAAATGGTCTTTTTAATGTTGGGTTTAATACAACATGTTTTTTCCAATTTCCCAAATCTGCATATTTAAATGCGGTATTTAAAAAATCTTCTACAGAATATGTTTCGCCAGTAGAAATAACAAAGTCATCTGGATTATTTAATTGAAGCATTGAAATCATTGCTTCAACATAATCTTCTGCATGACCCCAATCACGCAAAGAATCTATATTTCCAAGTTGTAATTTTTCTTTTGTTTTTCCATTTTTATATCTTCCTATCCAAGAAGTTATTTTTCTAGTTACAAATAACTCACCTCTTCTTGGTGATTCATGATTAAATAAAATTCCAGAACATGCATACAAGTTATAACATTCTCTGTAAATTTTAATTAAATTATGAGAAGCTAGTTTTGCTACACCGTATGGGGAATTTGGAATCATGAGAGTTTCTTCGTCTTGAAAACAATTTCTATTAATAAAATCTTCTCTGCTAATAGCAGTTTTAGATTCTTTTCTAACTCCATCAATATGACCATAATATGAAAAGCAAGAACCATACATTTCACTTGTTGATGCCTGATACAATCTTGAAGATTTTGAAAAATTCAAAATCCCTTCTAAGACATTAAGCGTTCCCTTTAAATCAACATCAATGGTATAGTTTGGTTGCGTAAAAGAATCGCCCACATGACTCTGTGCTGCTAAATTGTAAATTTCTGTGGGGGTATATTTATAGATAGTGGAGAAGACAAAAGATTGATCGCAGACATCGCCTCTTAAAAGAGTGAAGTTTTTGTGATCTGAACAACCATTAAGCCTTACTCCATTATCTATTGAAGACCGTCTTGCTACCGCTAAGACATCATACCCCTTTTTTAAAAGACTTTCGCAGAGATAAGATCCGTCTTGACCAGTAGAACCAAAAACTAATGCCGTCTTATTATTCATCTTCCCCTCTTGGTTTTAACAATGGCATATCCTGACTACCATCTGCAAATGTATGTGGACTAGTTAATTTATCTTCTTCTTTTCTAGTGGCCATCTTCATGGTTTCCATAGTACCACCCACTAAGTCACGCTCTTCTTCATTTTGAAGTCTTTTAATTACAGATAAGTATGTCTCTTTAGATGACTCAATACGAGTAATACGCTGATCTCTAGTTGCCTTCAAGTCTTTGAGCAATCCCTGATGTTTTTCTTCCAGCTTAATAAACTCATTCGACCTAGCTTGCTCAGATGCTTTAGCTG